GATCCCTCTTGCCAGTTCATCAATCTGGCTGTTGAACTTGTTGAGATCTCCCTGGTTTGTAATGAATCCATTTTCCAGAAGTCTGTAGCTGTAACCTTTCGCAGCTGCACGATTGACATTCGCAAGATGCGCTCTGCCTACAACCTTGTTGGCTCTTCCCGGGAAGAATGAACCGATGAAGTTGGCAAGTGCCGTATCGTACTGATCTGGGGAGTATCCTTCCTTGATGATTACGTGACCGCCTTTTGCCGTAGCTACTCCGCTGTCCATATGCAGTTCCAGAATCTGATAGCTTTTTGGAATATTTAGCGAGCTAATGCCTTTGTCGGCATACCAGTTCCGACTCATGTCTCCCAGAGTAACATTACTTCCTCCAAGCGCTACGATTCGTCTTGCAAGTGCCCGAACTCTCTCTGCCTCGGTGTAACCGTATCCAACAGCTCCACTGTCACCGGCTCCGTGTCCGGCTATTAAAAATAAATGTGCCATAATTGCTCCTTTCTGTGCGACGTCGCACACTATATAATATGTTAGAGGGCGATTATTCGCCCTCTATATCCTCTTCTGTATCTTTATCTCTTAACTGTATTAATACGTCTTTCAGCTTGTCTGGGATTGGTACAAATACTGCCGCATTTTCCAATAAGCTCAGTGCCTCATTGCAAATATAGAACATAATCACAACTTCTCTTAACGGAATTGTATTTCCAATCAATTCCTGAATGGAAAAAGACACTGCAATCACAATAAACATTACAATCTTTTTCAGTAATCCCTTGAACCCTGTTTCCGATGACAGCTTTTTCGTATAAATACCTTTGATGACTCCCGTTATGTAATCCACTACTGCCAGGAATACGATTGTCTTCAAAAGCACATCCCATCCGCCGAGCCAGTATGACATAACGCCGCCGATCAGACCGAACATTATGCTGATCCAATTAAAAATTTTATCCATTTTCTTCATATACCTCACTCTTTCTTATTTTTTATTATAAAAATAAGACCTTACGGTCTTGCTCTGATTTCCATATAACCACCTCGGTTTTTATAATAAAAATACCAACCACCGTATTGATGGTTGGTAAATAATTATTTGTATTTTCTTTCAGATATTTCTTGCAAAATAATATTCATAACAACAAGCAGTCCATCTTTTTCTTGATTACAAAGTCCCATTTTCCTACTCACATCATGTCCGAAGGTAAGATATGAATATTGTTCAAAAACCTTTTCCCATTCGTCTAAATTATATGGACACCCTTCATATGCAAGGCTGAAAAAATCTTTATATTTATCAATCAAATAATGTACTAAATCAGCGTCTCCTAAGTGTTTTATTACTACATCTACACTTTCTGTTTTCCCTTCGGATATTACTGTCAGCAAATCATATCCAAGCATCTCAATTCTGTCGCTTCCTTTACCTATTTCTACAATACTCATAGCATTTCCTCCTCATACATTTATAGTGGAATTATACCATAAATGTGAAAACACTGCCAATGCTTAGTTGATATTCAACGCTTCTTTGATTGCTTCCAGGTCATCGGTTGTTAATGCCGGATAATCAGCCGCAATGTCTTCTATTTTTTCCCCATTCTCAATGCGGATTCTAAACGCTCTTACCATTATTTTCATTTTCAGTGTGTTTAAAGTTTTCATTATTCTTGTCCTCCTATTAAATCCGCCATCATTAATACGATGTCGTCCGTAGTTACCTCGAGTGCATCAATTCGCTCTAGCTGCGACTTTCCAACTTTATGTAATACAACTCCTAGGATTCCTGCTGTGTATCTCATGATTCCCTCAAGTTCCGTGTAATTCTCATAAGTGCCAATCGTAGATTCTCTTTCTTTTATGATCATCTTCTTGGTCTTCATGCCATCCTGAAAGATTGTCTTTAGATTCTCTTCAGTGTCTGATATTGTTTTGATCAGCAGGCTCCCGTCCGGCCGGGTGCTCGCTGACTGGATGATCAACTCTGTTGCATCATTGAATGTAATTTTCATAATTATGTATATCTCCTTTCTGTGTAAAATAAGGATTTGTCCAATAAAGTTGCTAAATTAAATAAAAATATAACATCCGTAAAATCAGTCAATAAGAATATAACTAAAATGATAGCCGGATCAAAAGTTGTAACCGCAAAAGCCAGCACATCTGTACAGGTATTGTCTAATTCTGAGATAAATAATGCGCTTGGCGTAACTAACTCTTCTAATGCAAACACAGTGGTATTAATGACTAACGGCGATGGTCTTGCTCAAAAAGTGCATGTAGAAGGCAGTACCTACTTAGACGGCGCATGGCATGCAACGTTTAATCAGAATGCTTCTAGTGGTAGCATTAGAATAAATTATGTAATATTCTATTTCGGAAAATAAGGATTATAATTCTGCGACAATGAAGCCAAGTTTGTGATAACGTCCAATATATGCAGTAGCTGTATTCGCTTGTGCTGACAGTCTTATCTCAATCGTGTTTTCGCCCTCCGGAAGAGTTATAATGTTGCTGTCAAATACCGGCACATAGCTTGTGGATGATGTTATTCCGGAACAACTATCTTTGCCGTTGACATAGACGCTCAGCCTTGCTGTCAAAGTTGTTACTTTGACAGCACCCCAGCACATTAGGATACATTTTCTGCCATGCCCTGTCGCCTTGATGCTATTAAGTGTCAGGGATGTTTTTGTACTTTTTTCGGCATCCAGATAAGTGGTATATGCGTAGGCATACTTACCAGTCATTTTTTGGCTAATTTCAGCAAGCTTATTGGACAAATCCTTATTTGTCTGAGCAATCTCCAGCATCTTCGTTACTTCCGTAATATTAATTCCATCAAAATGTACTTCGAATACCGGGCAATCATCTACAAGATCTCCTTTTTGTAAATTTCCTTGCGTATACTCCGGAACTACCGGATTGCTCTCTGCAGGGGTTCCCATAATTACAACCCATTCATTTTTTTCTGTGTTATCCTCTTCGTTTCTTGTATACCGATTAACAATCAGATCTATCCTCTTCATTCCCTGCGATCCATTTGTAAGTTCCACCTCATCATAAGTTCCGATTTTTACAGATGACACATTCCCATGATGGCACATCATTCCGCTTCGGATCTTGAGAGAATTGTTGGATACCAGCTCCGGTTCCAGATTTTCTCCAGACGGCAATATACAACTCTCATCACTAATAATTCCTTCTATAATCTGTCGAAACTGTTGGCTTGTAACATGGGGTTTCCCGGTTCTTCCACTAACTATCTCCATTATCATTTTCTCCTTCCAATTCGTATTCTTTGGATTCTATCCTATTGGTAATACTGTAGATGATATTTTCTATTGGCTTGCTTGAATACATCCCTGTAAGATAATCCCGGCCACCAACAATATCTCCAATGCCCACATCGATTCCAAGTTTTGCTATATCCATACCAAATGTCTTTTTACTACACAAATCCTGTAATTTCTTCGTACTCTGGCTTTCCAGTTCATCTGTCTCTGTCGATGTATTTTCATACACTTGTGCGATTTCATCTAAGCCTTTATAATACTGTGTTTTCTTAAAAGAGCCATCCGGCCAAACATAGAGATGAAATACATTTCGATTCTGCAATTCCCCTTTTCCTGTCACAATCAAATGATTTACCCCATTTCTTTTATCTTCCATCGTGTAATTAAGCCCACAATCCTTAGACAACTCAATCTCATCAGAATGGTCTACAACCGGTACTGCTTCAATCAAAACGTATCCCGGGATTCCTTTCTCGCGCTTATGCCGAATACTCAATCTATATCCTACAGATTTCAGCATCTTTGTAATACCTTCCAGTAATGTACAATAACGGTCGAACTGATAATTACTTACTGTAACACCAGTGTCTGTACCAGGCACAACATACAATCCTCCAAATTCCGGTTCTATCATCTTCTTAAGAATTGCATTTAACTCCCCGGACACCACCCTGTAATCACTTCCGGCCGGCGGCTCTATTGCTTTCATTGCCATGCGTCCACGCCATGTATAGCCTTTCAGCTCTACATAATCCAGAGTTGTATCGGTCAACACATCTTCGATAATTCCGCCAAATTCCGTATCTGGCACATACACCAGATTTCCGAATATCATTTCTTCTGTCCAGTTACATCTGGCAATCTTGATGGAAAATTCCCTATCTTTGTTAGCATCAAAGGTGCAATTCGCATCTAACAGTGGATTCGTTCCTATTTCTCTGCTCCTTGTCGCCAGAATTACCATGCTGCCTCCTTCCGCTTCAGAAACACATATAAATCTATTCCGAAGTCTCCACTCCAATTTACTGATATCAATCCGGATGGGATTTTCTCAAATACGGAATAATCATATCCACGGACGTCAAACAGATTCGCTATTGTTCCATTGGAAAGATATTTCATGATCGTCTGCTCCGAGCTGTTTATAATCAAATATTCATTCTTCTCTAACGTAGTAAGGACTTCATATGGATAACCATTCATCAATACTTTAGGATTTACACATGGTCCATATATGATCATTTCGAAATCGGACGGAATAATATGATCAACTTCAAATTCTGCAGTCCCTCTTTTCTCGTTCATAAAATCAAATGGAAAATCACAAGCAAAATCCAAGCCGGTATCTGCAGTTATTTCTTTTTGCGGGAAAAATCTTTTTTCCAAAACCGTGATCCAAGACAATTCCGGAGCAAGGAATGTAAGCTCTACCTCCGTATACACATATCCTTTCCATCCCGTTTTCTTGGTCTTATAAATCTGACACGGCAAGAACGTATCATTCACATATAAACGCCCGTAATTCCCTGTTTCAGCATCCACAGAGATGATTCTATACAGCGTTTCCATGTTCTTCGTGAACTCTTCTCTCTTTCCAAATACGTCCAAGGTAATTACCTTTTCATAACCATCCTCTGTCTCTTCCCATGTACTGTCAAACCAGTCCGCATCTATTGTACGAAAAGGTGCCCTGGTCAACCAGAGCACCTCTCCCTTACTGTTCTTATAATATGCCTTTATCATAATGCCGGCACCGCTCCTTTCGGTAATGGCTCATCAATTCTCTTTGTTCCCAGATAGATTGGACGCTTCGCCATTTTTTCTGCAGCTCTCATCTGGATCCTTTCTAACCGGTCATAATCGATATCTTTTCCTCCATCGAATCCCGGATAATTCTTTACTCTTCCAATTGTCTTGTCTGCAGTTCTCGCCGATAATGCAAGATCTACGGACTTCTGCAATCCGGATACCGCTTTCTGCACACCCACGTTCATAGACTTGATCGGAATGTTCTTCTCAAATCCAATTCCCATACCAAGAGCCATCATCTTACCCACCTGATCACGGAATACTCTGGATGGCGAATGGATTCCAAGAGCACTCTTTGCCGCATCTAATGCTTTGTTTGCTGCACTCTTCGCCGCTTCTACGATTGCACTGGCTGCACCGGTTAATCCACTGGCAATGCCCTTTATAATATTCATTCCAACACTGCCCCAGTTCACACTGGTAAATGCATTCTTAATCTGGCTTACCATGCTTGGAATCTTTCCGATCAATGCCGGTATTCCCTGCACTAGTCCAACAGCGAGTTTACTTATGATCTGCACTCCTGCGGTCAGAATCTTTGGAAGATTCGTTATGATAGTCGATGCAAGCTTTCCAATAATCACTGGTGCCTTCGCTGCCACCAATGGGATTGAATTTGCAATTCCACTTGCGAGGCCTTTCATTAAGTTAAGTCCTGAAGTAATTAATTGTGGAAGATTGCTTATCAATGATGTGACCAATGTCAGTATCATCTGCACTGCACATGGAATTAATTGCGGTAATTGTGCTGCCAGACTACTTGCTAATGTAGATATAATACTTACTCCGGCAGTAATCAATGCCGGCAGATTTACTGTAATGGCATTAAGAATTCCCATGATCAGCGTTGCGCCCTGAGCAACCAATCCTGGTAATGCTGCAGTAATTCCATTTGCGAAATTCGTGATTACTTCCGGTCCTTTTGTCTGCACAAGCAATAACAGCTGATCAATCTGTGTACCGAACTGACTGTAGATCAATCCCATACCAGCAACAATGATTGCCGCTCCTGCGCCGATGTTAATCAGCTTAAAGAATGTCGGTGCAAAAGAGGCTACTCTTGATAAGATCGGTGTGAATGCATCCGCAATAAAACCGGCATATTCAGATATCTTTGTTCCGGCTTTTCCCAGAACTTTGGAAGCCTTCGCCGAAACGGCTGACATCTTCGTGCCAAGCTCTGCAAACTTTTCTGCTACCCCCGGGAACTTTTCAGCCAGTTTTAGACCGATTTGTCCAAAAGCTCCACCAATCTTTTTAACAGTATTTGTTACAGCTCCGGTGATTTTTCCTCCCGGTCCATTCGCCCAGGACTCAGCCATAAATCCGCCAAGATCTTTCAGACGAGAAGCTATTTTCTCCCCAAGATCCTGGAACGGAAGCGCAATACTTTCGCTGAGATATTTGAACTCACCACCTATCTTTTTAAACGTGGCACTGGCACTCTTTGCCCCTTTAGGTACTTTTCCTATAGATGTGACAACTCCATCAACAATGTCGTTAAATCCATCAGTTGCAGTTTTTACATTTTCAATTCCTTTTCCAAATATGGACAACGCCGGAGCTGATCCGGCAATTACAACTGCCATCTTTCCAAGATTTAACAGTTGATCACTATTCATCCCCTTTAGCTCATTGGCTAATTTGGAAATACTATCAGTAAAACCTTTTACTTGTGGAACAGCGCCGCCGATTTTCCCGGCAAGTGCGCTGACAACATCCATCCCCGTTTTTCCTAATCTTGGGATGATCTGTCCTAAATTTGTAAAAATATTCTGCGCTGCAGTCCAGAATGTCTCTACAAGGTCATTTGCACTTATAACTCCAGCTTCAAAGTTTTCCCAAGCTGCTTTGGCAGAATTCACAGAACCTTCAATTGTAGTCGCTGCTTCTTTCGAAGTAGTCCCAGTGATTCCCATCTGCTTTTGGACAACACTAATAGCATTTACAATATTTCCGAAGGACAAGCTGCTTGCATCGACTGTAACACCAAGTTCTTTCTGGACATCAGTCATCTTTGACGCATCAGAAATGAGACGTTTCATCTCTTCCTGAGTACCGCCATACCCAAGCTTTAAGTTATCTAGCATGGTGTAATTCTGTTTTGCAAAACCCTGATAAGCATTCTGGATGTCACGCATATTCGTGCCCATCTTATTTGCGTTATCAGACATATCCACAATAGCCCGATCTGCGTAAGATGCCGCTTTCGCAGTATCTCCTCCTAGGCTCTGCAACAATGATGCTGAAAAGCTTGTCACTGTTTCCATGTAATTGTTTGCGGACATTCCCGCAGTCTTGTATGCTTTATTTGCGTTTGCTATGACCGTATTCGCACTGTCCTTGAATAGAGTCTCTACACCACCTACCTGTTGCTCCATGTTGGCAACTACACCGAGTGACGATTTTATAATCGCTGCAGCTCCGGTTCCGACTGCAGCAATTGCTCCAGTCATTGCCTTACTGACTATTGATAGTCCTGATTTGCCAAGACTACCAAGTTTACTTATACCGTCATTAAATCCCTTTTCATTTATCTTGGTATCAAAATTTAAATAGTCGTCTGCCATACTATCATCCTTTCTGATAGCACGGCTCAACGGCTCACATGTGCTTTATATCTTTATTTTTACTTCTCTCCTACACTCCCGACAATTAATGTACACACCATCACACTTGGCTGTATCATTAAAAATTAATAACTTCTTGCCACAATAAGGACACCTGTACCACTTGCGTTCTGTCGGGATTTTAATTGCACTTTTTCTCATGCAAACATATCTCCTATCTCATAATCAGTCATCTTTCTCCGGTTCCGCTTTTTCAGCGCAACCACTTCTTGAATCTTTTTAATTCTCTTACGCTCGTCCTTATCTTTAATTGTCCGGAGATCTATGCTCCGGTACATAATTCTCTGTTTGATCTCTGTCTTTTCCGGAAGGCCAGCAAACAATGTCTGGAACTCCCACCAGTGCATATACGGAATCGTCTGCAGATTAATTCCATACACCTCTCGGAATGCACTGTAAATACACTCTGCATCTTGTTCAAAAGAATACAATTGCTTCGGTGCAGATCCGTTAATACTCTCATCCTCTTCTGCGTTTTCTGTTTTCATTGCCAGAAAATCACCCAATGCATAAACTGCTGTTTCCAGATCATCCGGAATCCCATCTATGTACCACTGCAACAACAGTCGGCACTTAATTTGCCAAGGGACTTTGGCATCATCAATCAATTGTATAAAACGGATCCATTCTCTGAAATCCGTCTCGATCAAATAGTTTTTCCCATTCACACACACTGAATCCGGAAATTCTTCGAATAAAATATTCATAACATTTTACCCTTTGTAATGCTGCTTATTTTTCTTTCCCTGCTGTTTGTTGTAATAACGTCTCTGCTGTCTGTTTCCATGTTCCTGCACGTTATATCGATCATATTTTTCGAAGAACTCTTCTGTCTGAGTATTTTCACATTCTGAAAGTTTCTCTCCTGCTTCTATACATAATTTATAACTTGTTCTCCCTTGGAACATAGCTTCATGCGTTCCTTCCCCGAAAAGATAATCGAAAAAGTTAAAATAGCACTGACACTGAGCTCTAAACAATTCTGCTGTTTTCCCTGTCTTTGGAACTTTAGCTGCATCTTCCGACAGCTTCTCTTGTGCATATTCCAAGTCCGTCAAAAAATCAGCATCTGTAAAATCCACTTCCGTTTCAAAATCTCCAAATTTAAAAAGGCTCATCGGCTCACTCTCCTATCTTTACTCTGCTGTAAATGTACATGTCTGCCACTTATCTGTCGTTGTCGCAGTACCCTTTACAATTTCTCCTGCTGCTTTCAAACTGCCCTTGTAGATCAGTGCATCCGTTCCATCACCTTCTGAATCGGGAATAACACTCCAATCACGCTTTCTAGCTGTACATGTATTGGCATCTTCTGCCGTAGCGTCAAAAAGATCCACAACCACAACAGTTACCTGTGCATCTGATCCCAGAATCTCATCATCTGTAATCTCTGCCAGCTTTGCATGCACCGCATCATTTGTATAACGGTCAAACTCATAATCCATAGATGGAGCATATCCAACTACGTCTGATCGTTCTGATGCTTCATCCACATACTGCCTGCTGTACTCTGTAGAGTTCTTTGAATCAGACATTGATGTGAACCCTGTCATCCTGGTAAATGTCTTACCATCACCGGCGACATCCATAAACGCTACCCGCTTATGCCTGCCTACTAATTTCTTTTTATTTGTATCTCCTTCCATGTTCTACCTCCTATTTATAAATCAATCTGCAGATCATCTGATATCGTCCCAGGTCTACATCCGGTGCAAACAAATAGCCGGACTGCAGCACTTCCACCTTTATGGCATCGTGCCCGTCCAACTCTGGGAGAATATCATTCATATTATTTTTATCAACCCATTCCTCAAAAGCCTGATAAAAACCACTGTTGGCAATCCCTGTTCTTGCATCGCCGCCATATGCTTCCTTGCTTGTGAATGCGAATTGAAACTGTTTCAGACCTCCGCCATCCACATACTTCTTGTAATTCGGATCCGCACCAATCGGATCAATGGAATACTCCATCCCATTTCCAAGATAATTAATGTTAATCTTCCGATCGTCAATATCCGGATTCAACAGCACATAGTCACGAATGCTCTGAATAATCGGTTTTTTACTGTCCTGCAAGTTTCTCAGCTCCTTCTTTAATCTTTTCCTTATGGCTCGCCTTCATCGTTTCGAACCATCTTGCTTTTGTTTTATGTTCATAATACTGTCGGCGGGCATATGGTGCCAGGTACTCAATGGATCCAGAACCGATCACTGTCCCAAGCGTTGCCGATTTGATCATCATACCGGTGCGTCTCGGTGTAAGTGGATTCATATACCTCAGGCATTCTGAATCAACAAACTGTTGCGCTTTTGAAAAGCTCTCAGCCTTTCGCTGTGCAAATCCTGGTGCCCACTCTATTTTTGCCGTTACGCTTCCATTCGCATCAGCTGAAGTAAACACACTTCCGCGAGGGGTTGTAATTCGAAATTCTTTTTTCTGTGCCATTTACTCTCCTTCAATTCTCCAATGTGGCAATCCGCCAAAGCGATTATCTGACCAGGACAACACTTTGCAGTGCCTCAATCGTACATCTTTCAGATCAGCCGGCTTCTCAATTTCCTGATTATACTCGCCGAGTACAATCTGATCATCTGTCTGAATGGTCCAGTGTTCTTCCGGATCTTTTAGCTTCGCATATTCCTCCGGCGGAAGATACTGATCCGCATTCTCCACATCTGCAGGAATACGGATCTTATATACTTCTGCACTGTTTAGTCCGGAATCGCCAACAGATGCCTTGTGATTAACATATACATGCACATTCTCAATAACGGTTCTATGCCAGGTATCGAAACGGGTGAGTGGATCGTACCCACGGTTATAAACAGTTATCGTTGCATTCGTTAACACAACAGCATCCCACCTTTCTTGACAACCATCCAGTTGGAAGTAAGTATGTAGACGCTGCTTTATACGCTTTCTTTCCGATCAGTTCCTCAATCGTCTGCCCATCCATTTGTTCGACAGCATATGAAACACTGTATCCATCATTATTTTCAGATTTTACAGCGCCTGCCTCTTTTTTCTTTTCGCAAGAATGATACACGTCTGCAACCGCACACACAGCATCTTTTACTGCCATGTCCTCAGTTGCAAATATATTTCCACGAATATACGTCAGCTTTCTAATATAGGCTTCGGCTTTGCGTTCTGCAGACGGAAATTCCTTTTCAGTAATCCCGCCTCCGTACTGATCTGCATAATATCCATAATCTACATACATAAGTTATTCCTCCCTACTCTCCCGCTTTCAGAATCGAGAACGGGCATCTCTTTGTCTTATCTTTTGCAAGTGCATTGATAGGATTTGGAACTTCCCAACCCATACGCATAACTGCACGAAGTGCAACCATATCGTTCTGCATCAGGTTGTATGCGATAGTTCCGTCTGTATTCTGTACAACACCTTCTGTAAACAGCTTGAATGTAATATCCTGTCTGATAGAAAATACAAGCTGCGAGAAATCTCCGGAGACCATCAGGGCCTTAGATTTATCCCATGCTCCATTGATTGGGAAATTCATCGGAGAACCATCCAATGCATACTGCGTAGATCCCTGCATATCTGATTTAAACAGTGGATCGCCGTTAGCATTCTTTAATCCTCGGAGCTTTGCCCTCATAGAAACATCGGCCATATGACCATTCACTAAGTATCCGCATTTTTCAACTTTGTCAAGAACGCCTTCTTCCGCCATAATCTTATCGTACAGTGGATCAGCAGAACCAAGCGTTACTACACTTCCAGCTTTTGTTGCAGTAGTTACTATATCATCTCTCCAAGTAGACGGTTTATCTACTCCGAATAATGCAGCTCCATCAATCTTTGTTCCGAATGCTTCTGTTACCCTCGGTTTCACCTCGCCCCAAATATCATAGTCTGAATCATCTAATACGGACTCTGGAATCGGTACAATTACCGCAATTTCTTCCGCAATAATAAACTTCTTATCCCATGCCTGCTTGGTCGTTTTCTTCTGTCCTGAATCACCGTTCACAAAATAAGCAATTGGCAGCATATCCAGTACTGGCATCTTGTACTGCTTACTTGTCATATTTGGCAGCTTACGTCCTCTTGAAAGAACAGCTGACTGAGCAATAATACCCTGAATGATCTCATTTGATTCCTGTACTGGAATCAAAGATTCTGCACCGCTTCGATCGATAATGTTGACATCATTCTCAAAAAGCCTTAAATTCATTCTGTTTTTATTCATCTTCTACCTCCGTTATCTTCTTGCTGCAGCACGGATACGATCATTGATGGAAGCGTTCATGTTTCCACCAGAACCTTCTGAAGAATTTCCAGAAGATGTGGAAATGCGATAAGAACCGGCATTTCCTGTAAATTTCGGATTCTCCTTCAAAAATTTGTCTGCAGCTTTTTCAAATGTTGTTTTATCATCTACAAGTTTCGATACCTTGAACATGACATAATCCAAATCTTCTGATCTAACGCCTTTACCAGATAAAGTCTTCTCATTCTCCATCTGCTGTACTTTCGCCAGCGCATCATCAAGAGCTTTCTGCAATTTTGTAGCATTTGGCTGATTAGCTGCACGTTCTGCTTTGAAATTATTGATTGCCTGTGTTACCTCAGATTCTGTCATGCCCTGATTTCTGAAAAAATTGGCAAGAGCTGTCCGCTCAGACCTCTCTACTCGTGCACCTGCAATCTCTTCCAACTGTTCATAGGTATATGTTCCGGTTCCATGTGCTCCGGATGCGCTCCCAGCGGATCCCTGACCGCCGTTTCCAGTCCCAGCGTTTCCACCCTGATTACCAGAGCCAGCTCCGCCGCCGTCTTCAAAGAGCTGTAAATTCATTCTGTATCTCATGTTTCTACCTCCGTTTCGCCTCGACAGGCTCCCGAGCTTTTATATCGTCTTCACGTTTTGGACATAATAAAAACACCCTCTCGGATGTTTATTTTTGAAATTCTATGCAGTTGTATTCCCGGTTGACATCTGTAAGTCCCAGGAACCATGAATCTACCAGAAGTTTCCCGCCATCTGATAAATTCTCCCATCTGATTACTGTCATTCCGCTTTCCGCCATTGCTTGAACTCTGTCGTGTGTAAGATCTTGTAACGAATTGATCAAGCTGCAAGTAAGTGCCGATACTGCAGCGCATGCCCGGTCAATACCATCTGAAGCTTTTCTGCAAGCATGGCCTGATAAACGAATACTACGCTCTGTTATTTCTACATTTATCATACTTTCTCCTAAAATTACGTACAAAAATACCACCGGTCATTTTCGACTGGTGGTAACTACATGGATAATATTTTTATATCCTCCCATAATTTATTTAATGGTATGTTGTTTATTTTGTGCTTATCGAGCATCTCCTGAGCATCAGAATAAAACTCAGCTTCTCCTTCAGGGCACTCACATATAAATGGTTTATCATCTCTCCATGAAATATTATATCTTTTCTCAGAGAGAGCGAGCTCAATATCCAATCCTGCCTCTATAGCTTCTGTCAACTCAGATAGATTCTCAAATTTTGCATATTTTTTGTACTCAATCATATTCTGATCACCTCTTCTCAAGAATATCCTTATTGGCAATTTCATGCCCTAATTTAAGTGGATTATCATGCTTTGCTTCACGTTTCAAATTGCCTTTTTCATCAAGATACCAGTTATGATAATGCGGTACAACCGGATGTTCTTTTGAATTTCCGTGATCCGTCATATCTATATCTAATCTTGGTCTTCCATCATTTCCATAATATCTACGTCTCTGCAAGACACCGTCTTTGTAGTTATCAAACACGCTATTCGGAGTTCCTTTATACGGGATAGAATGGACTTCTCCTATTTGTTTTTTCTTTAGTGCTTGATTCTGCCATTTTACATCTGTAAATGCTTCACTGATAGCTTTCCATTTCTCATTATCATTATATTTCATCTGGCCAAAATTAACAAGCGAACCAATAGAATCTCCCAAAACTTCCTTATACCGCTTATACTGAGCCACATCTTTGGATGCATTCTCGATCATTTCACGCGGGAACAATGCATTCTGTCGTTTGCTATTCGTTGCCACTCGACCTTTCGTGTCCAAATAAATACGCTCACGTTCTTCAGTAAGCTTCATCTTCCGGCAGAATCTGGAATACTCATTAAGCTGTCCTTGGTACTTTGCTTTATGCAACAGAATTTCATCTGGATCCGCCTTGCCTTTCTGGAGCAAGCGGACCTTTTCTCTCTGTGCTCTCATTGCTACTTCCATCTGCCGCTGTCTCTGCTTAGCCTCATACAGGGTATATTCCTTATCCCTAAATTTCTTCGGTTCACTCTCTTCCAGATTCTTGGCATCCAACCATTCATCTGTCCAGTTACGTTCTGACAGTCCGGGAAAGAAAGGATAATAGGTATGATAACAGTTCACACCAAGAAGTCCCGTGACCGTCCCCAGACCACATATCGAATACAACTGTTCCTTGGACCAGACACGCCCCTGCCATACTGCATGAGTCGGTCGTGCACCTGCATGCCACTCAACCTCAAAATACTCTGTTCCGAGTTTCTGAGCATTGTACTCGGATATCTTTCCGGTCATCTGGCTGACCGCTGTCATAACAGCTCGTCTTGCAGCCACATCCACCCGATCAGCTCGTCCGGATGAGTAATCTATCTTCCTGAGTCCGCTGTTCGTAAGCTGTGTAACTACTCGCCTCAAAACGCTGTTATAATCAAATGCACCAGTTACGATATCATAACATGCTGCATCCAGATATCCGGAATACACCTGAGCAAGTGGTGTCAGTACCTTCCTATCATTTCCATAATCCAAATAGAATCCAAGCGAATTGGTTACATTCTCCAAATCTTCACAACTCTGATCGATAATTGCTTCTGTGATCTGATTAAGCTGCTCGTTCTGATCATACGGTATATATTCTGCATTGATCTGTTCATATACATCCTTATCTCGAACATATTCCTTTTCGATTACCTTATCGTACAGCTCAAACATTTCCGGATAGGAAGCATTGAGCGTCTTCTTTATCTCACGTTCGATATCCTCTGAAGAATGTCCCAGGATCCGTAACCGATTAATCTGCCAATCTGCAGTACTGGTAATCTCACCAGTCTTAACGATTCTCCGAACAATATCTTGCATGATTCGTTCTTCCAAATCCTGATAACTGGCAGCAATCTTACTGGCAAGCTTATTCATATAATCATCTCGCATTACTCAATCACCTGATTTTGTTCCGGGAGATTCTTAGCAGCATCTTCTTCTGATTCTCCATACCATTTAGCACGGTACTCTGCCAGACTCATGACTCCCATACTGACATCTTGTCGGTCTCTGCTCCGCTCTGTCTCTTTGTCCTCAATGATCGAATCATCAAAATCAATGGTGATTTCGCATTCAGGATTCAGTGGCTCATTCAATACCATTCCCAAACGAATGATAATCCGAATCAGTTGCTTTAATGCATCCTCAAGCAATATCTCATGTTTCTTAATCATACGATACATATCCGAATTTTCCGAAATAATCTCTGTTGCTGTCTTTGCTCCTGTTGCTCCGAATTGATATCGATCTGTGCCGAATCCGCATTTAAGTGAAAGGTAATTTAGATCGTCATTGATTGCTTTGCTGTGTTGATCAGCACGAAGCGACATGTCGATTTCCCTCAATAGCCCCTCTCCATTGGCATCATCTTCCGGAAGCGCATAGAACACACTATCATCCGGATCAAACGCCGGAGAGCCGTCTTCATTCGTCAGCATTTCCGGTCTCACAAATATCCGCTTCCTGCCAAGTTCAAATTCATTACAATACGAATCATATTCTGTATCCAGCTTCTTGAGCGTATCAATCGCATTTGCGAATATAGCAACACCCATTGGATTATTCTGGTCCGCATTATTCGTAATATTCAAGCGATCAATAACGAATTGTGGCTCCGCCGAACCAGTTCTTATTTCTTTTGCAAGTGTTTTGAATGGTTTTAATAATTTCCATTCCTCTTCTGTCAGCTCCGTTCCCTCCTGACTTCCAGATTCGCACCGCAATACAGCATTACTGATCACGTACTCCCCATTTTTCAAAAGATGAGATTGTAACTGGACATATTTTTTTCTTGAAATCGTATGTGGAAATGCAAAAATGCATTCCGTTACCCTTCCATTATTCCATGTTACTGGGTATATGTTTGGTGCATCCACGTAATTGATGCAAATTCTTCCAGAAAGAACTTCTCCATCCTCTGTAATCTCCACATCTTCCAAATATGGGATGTACGCCACTGTACCAGTAAAGGCTTTCCGCTCCTGGTAATCATTTCCCATCACAAGGAAACGGTTGTCATCCAAAACCTGCTGCACATATTCATCCGTTTGATCATCATCAAGAGTAATTGTCACCCGTTCATTCAAAAGGAGATCCGCAATATCTTCACTCAGCTTCTTCGCCATTCCCATACTCTTTCGCCTGCAGCGTTTGTATGTTCCACGTCCACTGTATACCTTGTAGAAAGAGAAGTTTCGGACATTTCCCTCATACCAGGATATCCATTCCGCTATCTTTCGGTAAAAGGATGGATCCACAGTATCAATCCCCTTCTTTTTGAAATAATTAAAAATGTTCATCGTCCTCTACCTCCTTCCTGCTAATATCACATACATCTATTTCTTCCGTTTCGTCTTTCGGCAGCCAGTATTTTAACCTCTTCCAGGCTCCCATAACACAATATCGGATTGCGTCCATACAATGGTCATCTTCTTTTACAGGTACTTCCTTGCCTTTTTCAATGGATTTCTTGTCATACTCATAAGTTCCAAATTCACTTACTGCATATTCCTGTTTTGGAGATGTGGTCATAATGTCAAAGCTCAAAACCTTTTGCACACGGCTGATGCCTAAAGCAACATCATTCTCGGCATCTCTTAAGAATACCTGATAATCAAGATTTTCTGCCCTGGTTGCCCGCCTTACTTCCTCGGCCAGACCTTTTGCGGATGGGTCAAGGAAAATATAGAACCCCCTATTGTCATACTGTTCATGCAAATCATTCATGAACTCAACCAAGTCTTTCGCATATTCTGACGGACTCTTCTGTTTTCCGGTTTCGCGGCCACTGTGGTAATATTCTCCAAGTCCCGGAAACCTCTTCCTGTATCTATCAAGTCCAAAAGCTTCGAATGTCGTTGCGTTCTGCTGTCCATAGTCACCGCCGATATAAATACGATCATATCGCCTATCAGGATCCGGCTTCTGTCTGTGTCGATCACCAAACATATAATAGATCAGTTCGTCCACACCAACAGCCTGTCCGAGCCATACCCACCGATACATTTTTTCATCCACGAGCTTCATAGCTTCTGCAGATGCAATCAACGCTTGCCCCAACCAGCTGACCGGAACATCTCTGTAATCCGTGTGAATATGAATGCAGTCATCACGCTTTTCCATCTTTTTGCACCATTGGTTGATCGGTGCATTTGGATTCTTGGGCGGGTTATACAGATAGATCATCTGGAAATCACTGTCATTTCCTCGAACGAATGTTGCTTCGATATTGCTCAGCTCATCTTCGCCTTCACCATCATCGAAGAACTCAGTCAGCTCATCCAACACCACCAGCTTGATTGGCTTATCCTCATCAATAATACCTTTCGTATCGTCGATGCCGTCTGATCCGGAGAAGTAAATGGTCGTACCGTATTTTTTGTAAGTGATTTCCATCGGGGATTTCGTGATCGTGAATTTGTTCTTCGAAATTCCCAACCGGTTAATCCCTCTGATCATTTCCTTGTACACTGTCTTCCGGAGCTTGTTATGATGCTTGCGAAGAACTACTGCAGAACCATGCGGATCTGATACAATCTGGTAATCGGTTCGAATAGCAGCATAACTGGACTTTGTTCCGGCACGACCGGAAGTCAGGATAATGTGTTTAACTGTCCTGTTGTTGAATATCGGCAGGTACTTCGGTATCACTATGTCTGATATCTTCACCTGTTGGCGCATCGTTGACAATCACCACACCATCCTCTCCGTCGTCATTGCCACCAGATCTCAATCTGTCCGTATTAGCTTTGATCTGCAGGATTCTTGCTTTCTGCTCATCTGTAGCAAGATCCCAGTTCTTATGCAGCAGATCTTCATACCGGTTAATCATGCCTTCCAGCGTCTTCTGTGCTCTGGCTTGAGCCGATAAGAAGTTTGCCTGTTTATCCCACGCCTGCTGCACTTCCCATTTTTCAGAACAAATATTTCCAGAGCTGTCGGCAATCTTTGTCGTTGTCACATCTTCCTGATCACGAACATACATAATCTTCTGCGCCCGGATAATGGCAGCATATGCAATCTGAATCTGGTCCCACAGAACATCAAGCGGATCTTCCGGCATTTCCTGAATGATGGATAACGTCTCTTCCGGAAGATGTTTGGAAAAGAACCCGAACTTCTCCGCATGCTTATTCCCCGGCGGACCGGTGGCATTCTTGTTACCCGGCTGACCGCCCCGTTTCCTCTTTTCAGGTACAACAGAGGGTGCACCCTCTGCTTTAGAAGGTGCACCCTGTTCTTTCTTTAATTTGGACCAGCCATACCGCTTGATCCAGCTTTTTATTGTATTCAAACTGGTGTCATATTTCTCCGATAGTTTCTTCGGGGGGACACCTGATAAGTAATCATTCTTGATTTGTTCTTTTACATCCGGCATGTCACCACCTCTCTCTTTCCTGTTTTTTGCATTAGAAAAGCACCCCGGAGGGTGCCTGTATTTTTTATCACTGTTTTCTTTCCTTGTATTCTTCCATTTCCTTGCGTTCCAACTCCCAATCTTGATTAGATAGTTTTACCAACTCCTGATCAGAAATTCTTGCTTCATCTATAAATATTTTATGCCTATAATTCCAGTGTTTCTGTCTTATCTCCCTTAGCTTCGGATCTCTTATTCTATGAATTTCGCCTATGCTTAAATTTTCTTTATACTGTTCTTCTTCACTCAACCATTCATCCATATTGAACACTCCTTACTTTTCGGTATTCTTCTTTTCTATAATTTCAATATCATCATAGTAAATAACAACTACATCATCATCTGTTATATTATTTTCTATATACGGCTTTTGCGGATTGCCCTTTTCGTCCAATATATACTTTCTATATTTTTTCAAAGAGATAAATTGCTTTTTCCCTTCTTCCAACTCACTCTTTCCTAAATATCCCTCATATACAAATTTATCATTTCGCAAATACACTTTGAGCCACGGACTTATTTCACCATCATCCAAAACATCTATCTCGTTCTCATCCATGCTTGTTTGAATATCTAAAAAACTAAAAACCTCTTTTAATGCATCGGATTTCTGTGCTACATGTGCTATGTATGGAACAACCGTTGAAACACCTATCATACAAAAATGATATGCAATTTCCGATGATATTTGAAATCTATCCACACATATTTTGTACAAAAAACTTATTACAATTGATTTTGCGATAGTTCCTTTTTCATCTTTCAAAGTTTTCGCTTTCAAAAAGTGATATACATACAGCGAAATATACCCTGGATAAAAATACACTATATATGTTGCTATTGAATCTATTATTTTTAAAATATCATCTACCGACATCTTTTTTCACCTACTCTTCTGGCGGATTTCCTGTTGGCTTTCCATTTTTAATTCTTGCTTCTTTCGAAGTAGCTATACTCCTCTTTCTATTACGGTTTTCTCCGAATATTTGAAGATTCATCCTCGAGCCATTTTCTTTTATGTTCTTATTATTATGTTGTTTTTTACTCATTTACCCATTCCTCCAACCTATCTAAAACCTACTCCCATAATATCCCATTTCTCGACATTACGCAACGAAAAAGACACCCAGCATCGCCAGGTGTCTTCTCTCGGTTTTATTAGGTTGTGGGGGAACTAATCGAATGATTTAATATCTGTTCATCAATTCCAGTATAATAATAACATAGTAAAATTATTAACGTCATTAGTCTTACAAATTTTCTTTAATTATTTGTGCTATTCGCCCCTGAGTGCAATTCAAGCATATTCCTGCATCTTTCTGCGTCATCCCATCCAAGAATACCATTTCAAATATATCCTTGGTCGTTCCATCAGGCATTGCGGCTATGTACTTCTCTACTTTCTCGTTCTCCCGGATCAGCTGATCTTTTCTCTTCTCCTTCTCATAGATCCGCATCTTCAACGCAGTTGCTGCCTTTGGCTCTTCCACTCTCACCTGCACATGCTCCTCGATGTAAGGGAAATCATCCGAACTCTTTGTAACCTTCCCCGATACAACCGGTACTGCGTCCAGTCTTTCCTGAAGCTTGGCAATGATCCCGTCCAGATTCTCAATATCCCGCTTATTCTTCTTGTATTTATTTAACTGCTCTCTGTTCATTATACTCCCGCCTTACTCTTTCCTGAATCCCTTTAATCAGCACTTCTCCATCCATATCACTGTACATCTCAATGCCTTTACGAAAAAACAGCTCGCACTCGATTTTAGTATGAATTGCATTCGTGTCCTTTGGATGTCGCCTTAACCTGATCAATGCCCGCCGGTAATCATCCGCTGCCAACTTTACAACTGCTGCTTTTAAGTTTTCATAGCACTCGACATATTCACTCATCGCCGGTCACCTCTTTTATGTCTACTCCCATCTTCCGCAAGTAATCCTCCACTGAATAGCTCTGATAAGCTGCTGGTGTATGGAATCTCTCACTTGCCTTCGCATCATGACTTTCTTCCAACTCCTTATAGTGTTGCTGATCATCCAGCTTTACCTGTCTTCTGTCTCTTCCTCTGTTCAATCATTTCTCAGCTCCTTCGTCGTTTTGTTCTCTCTTCCAGATTTCCACTATATCCTTAAGCTGTACGCTCTTATCCCGCCTTGTTCCTCCGGCACTGTAATGGAATCCTGTATCTGTGATCTTTGTGATCCGGCAGCAACCATTACCGCCACCACTGGTATATCGAATTGATACTTCATCACCAACTTTTAATTCTTCGCCTGTTTCCTTGCAAACAATTTTCTTTTCAACCTTATAGTTCATCTGCCTTATCTCCTTATCGCATATCCTTTTTAATTGCTCATCCGCACTTGCTCCTACAACACATAAACTCCATACTACAAAGAGTGTACAGATGACAACGATGAATATTATTATTTTCATTGTTCCCTTCGCTTACCTCCTAAAAATTATAATTAATCCAATCGCCATAAGTAATATCTTGATCACAGCTATGATCCTGTCTCTTATGATTCAGTCATCTTCTTCCCTGTATGGCTCCGGCAATGGCGTCCATGCATTGACAAATATTCCATAGCTTGAATATGGTTTTTCATCATCTCCCGGATAGAATGTACCGCCTTCATCATTTTCTTCATATCTTGCGATATCCGGCATTGATGCATTCTCGAATGATACCAATATGTAACTTTCATCCTCCGGCAATCTCTCACTTATCGGAATCCATTTGCTGAGGACATTTGTGTCCTTAGCATCTTCCCTGTCCTCATACATCGCCAGTCTATCTACCAACTCCTGTTTCTTATTCGGGGACCAGTACCCTCGCTTTATACCGTTCTCTCTTTTATGTGTTAATCTTTCCATGATCTATTCCTCCGTATCTTTTATCTTCATTCGTGCATCTTTTGACACTTCCCTGATCACACTTACCAACATATCTTTCGCAAGGTCTGATTGATATTTTTCGTTTATCGCATCCGCTTCTCGTGTCATTGCTTCGCACTCCGCATCATCCAATCTTCTTGCACCATATTTTCGATACAGCTCCCAGACATCCACAAACAGATTGTATACTTCACGAAATGCCATTGTTTTTATCTTCATCACAATTCCTCTATCCTGATATAAATTCCTGGCTGATCCGCCCAGAACTTCTCAGTTATTTCCGATGCCACCAACGCATCATCCTTCCAGAATCCAACCTTGGTCATGCAATCCTTTAACATCTTCTGCAGATTATCTGTATCCGGCTTTGTAATCCTGTACTCTCCGTTTTCATGATTCTGCTTTGGAAAGCACCACTTCGTGATCAGCCTTACTCCTGTTTTGTACGGTTCCACGATCCGATGCTTGTACAGGTTACCAATCAATTTTTCTTTTGCTGCTTTCAGTTCCGGTGGATCATAAAATACCGGCCTGCCATTCACAACCGTAACCTTATGCTCCTGATGTGTAATTGTAGGCGGCTCCATCACCATAAAAAACTCTGTCATTTATTTCGCTTCACCTCTTTAAAGTTTTAAATTTCTTTTTTTCATCCCTGAACCCTGGTTTGTGCTGGGTGGGCTCCCGCCTGTGTGTGGGGGCGTACTTCAATCGCCCCACACTTTAAAGGGGGTGCCCGCACATTCCCATTCCCGATATGTATATATATACGTAGTATATATAGGTGCCGGGAGGGAATGTTCCCACTACCTGAAAATCAGAAAATAGGAAGAAAATCGGGAAACTTCCCACTACCTTATTTTTTAGAAACTGGGAATGTTCCCACTACCTAAAAATTTATGGTAACGGGATAATCCTTTTTGTCTCTTTATCTGTCGTATATCCATACTTTTTTAATGAGTTCCACAATGTTTTTTCTGCCGGATATTTCTCTCCAACAGCTTCTGAATTACTCTTGATCTGCTCGTATAACTCTTTCACAGTCGGGTATGTATCATGATGTTCAAACCGGAAACTTTCAATCGCCATGTCTACTTTTGCCTGTTTATTCTTTCTCTGGACCTCGCCCTGTTTCTTACGAGCTTCCTGTCCTTTTTTCCAGTTTGGCTTCTCATCTTCCGGCTGCACATCATCCAGTGCTCCTGACTGATCCGTGTGATGTATCGGATAATCGAACCACAGATTGACCGGTTTGAACTTCGGAAACTCTCTTAAAGTTCCATCAATACGCCATGCTGTCTTCGTGTTCGTTGTGATCAAGTTTGTATCTATCTGCTTCTGCAGTTCTCGCATCTGCATAGGCGATAAGTGTTCCCTGCAGTAATTCATCATCTGCACCTGGCTGCATAAATCATCCTGAGATAAATCATCTTCCCATCCAAAATGGCTATCTAAATACGTCTGACAGGTCGCACATACTGTTTTATTCTGTTCCTGTTTGCGAAGATCGTCTGTAACATCCAGTTCAATTAAATCAAGCATGGCATCCGGATCTCTGGCGAATACTCCGGATCCTGATGCACGGTCCATGGACCTCTTGCCTCCCTGACTTCCTTTGCTGTGGTGATGACAATAAATAACTGCACATCCCAGCTCATTGCATACTTTATCAAACTGATTACAGAAGTTTGCCATCTGATCAGCACTGTTCTCATCACCGGTAATGACCTTGTAAATCGGATCTATGATGATCGCCATATAGTTCTTCTTTGCAGCACGTCTGATCAGCTTCGGTGCGAGCTTATCCATTGGTATTGATTTACCTCTCAGGTTCCAAATATCTATATTAGAAAGATTCTTTGCAGACCAGCCTAATGCCTCATACACATCTTTAAATCTATGTAAGCACGATGCTCTATCCAGCTCCAGATTCACGTATAATACACGTCCCTGACTACAGTTCCAGCCGAACCATTTCCGTCCCTCTGCAATGGCAATACACAGCTCTATCAGCGCAAATGATTTACCCGCTTTGGAAGGTCCGGCAATCAGCATCTTATGCCCCTGTCTCAGCACATTTTCAATGAGCGGCGGTGCAAGTGCCGGCAGATCATCCCAGACGCTTTCCAGTGATTCCGTATCCGGCAGATCATCATTCATGGATTCTATCCATTCGTACCATTCCTGCCAGCTGCTTTTTCCAATATTCGTATCAATGATATATTGCTTTCTTCCTGAACGTATAACTCCCGGAAGTCTTGAAAGACGTGATGGATTCTTATTCTGAGTATCTATGATCAATCCATTTTTCTTACAAATGTCATATAAATATTCCACACGTTTTCGATATTCACTATAGTCTGCAGCTTCCACACGAACGATAGCGTGCAAGCTTTTCTTTCCTGAAAACACCAGACATGCAACCGGAAGCTCCAGCTCCCGGATAATCGCATTCTGTTGCTCCAGATCCATGGCATCAGACTCGACCAATGCATAACGGAATTCTGTCACATTTTCATTCTTGCATCCATTTCCATCTAATGGATTAAAGCGGATCCACGCTCCCGCCTCTTGATTGTAGTCACCAAGAACAGCGCCTATATCGCCTTTGCAATGGTTTAAAGCTTCTATCAGTTGCCCGGCAGTACGATCCCAACAGCCTTTCTGTGGTAACCAGCGTGTTCCTTTATCATCTGTCTTCTCCCAGCTTCCCGTTACATATCCGACATTTTCTCCTGGATCAAACAGTGTTTCCAGATACCGGGTAATCTCATTTACTGGGTCCCAGTTTCTAGGCTCATGTATTTCTTTACCTTCTACCCATGACCGATCTACCACAAGACCTTCTGCACTGATCTCATCATCCCAGCCAAGCTCATATGCTGTATATGAAGGCTTCCAGCCATGCTCCATAGCCAACTGAACAATTGTACCGGCAGTAACCGGAGAATTAGAGCCATGGAAAGTATTCCACTTTTTCTCACATTCTCCTGAGTGATACCGCCGGTCATTTTTACTCCATGTATCCCATACATCTACAGAATAGCCCTCATGTTTTAATGCCATTCCTACATTCACCCAATCCTGGTAATCAAGCTCAGCTGGATTCAAATATTCAATTATTTCCTGTAAGTCTGTATGCTTTTCCATATTTATCCTCTATATTCTGCTGGAATGATACCGCTCGGCACCCTCCAGCCATTGCCAGCGATTCGGTCAATCATATTTTTTGCTGTTTCAAATTGCCAGGTACCCACATGCTGAAATCCTCTGCTTTCCAAAAAACGTATCTGTTTCGGGGTGGTTAACCCCTCTCTTCTACGTTTATCTAAACGATCCAGAATCTTGGATGCTTTCCCGGCATTTTCAATTGCGTCCGGAAGAATCCCTAACTTTTCAAGTGTCTTTTTCTGACCTTCTGACGGTGGAGCCATCTCCCATCCAAATGCGGGCACGTATCCGGAAAGATCTTCTGCCTGAATACTCATTTCAAACTGTAGCGGATCTACCAGCCTTTTCTTGCGTCTCTTCATCTCAGAGAGCTGCTTAGCCAATGCCTCTTCTCTTTGTGCCACTACATCCTCGGATGCTGTCTTTTCTGCCTCTTCAATATCAATTACACATCCTGCATCCTTTTCCATGTTTTCTGTCATTTTCTGTGCCACCTCTGCACTCTCACAGATTAACGATGCTGGATGACATAACTCATGCCGTTCTGTGTGCCACAGGAAGTCTAATAACAAAAGATGATCTTTATTTGTCTCTGGTGATAATCTGGTTCCTCGTCCCACCATCTGACAATACAAGCTTCTGACTTTTGTCGGTCTTAGTACCACGATGCAATCCACACTCGGACAATCCCAACCTTCCGTAAGCAGCATCGAATTGCAGAGTACATTGTACTGATCCTTATCAAATGCCTCTAAGATCTCTGCACGGTCCTTACTATCTCCATTTACTTCCGCAGCTTTAAACCCATGATTGTTTAATATATCCCGGAATTTCTGACTGGTCTTCACAAGTGGAAGAAACACAACCGTCTTCTTATTGCTGCAGTACTTTTCCATTTCTTCAGCAATGCTCTCCAGATATGGATCCAATGCTGTTGCAATATCACCGCTCTTGAAGTCACCGGCCTGTACTCCCACTGCAGACATATCAATCTTAAGTGGTATCGTTACTGCTTTTATGGGAGACAGATAACCTTCTTTGATTGCTTTTGGCAAAGTATACTCATAAGCCAGACTTTCAAATACCGTGCCAAGATTCTGCATATCTCCACGATCCGGTGTAGCAGTTACACCAAGGACTTCCGCATCCGGAAAATGTCTCAATACTTTCTGGTAACTGTCTGAAATACAATGATGTGCTTCATCAATGATGATCGTATTGAAATAATCATTTGGAAACTGGTTCAATCTTTTCTCCCGCATCATACTCTGTACGGATCCTACTACAATCCGGAACCAGCTTCCTAAACATGTCTGTTCTGCCTTTTCGGTTGCACAGCCGAGTCCTGTGGACTTACCGATTTTATCTGCCGCTTGATCCAGCAGCTCACCTCTATGCGCCAGTATCAGGACGCGGCTTCCTCCCTTAACACATTCTTCTGCAACCTTTGCAAAGACAATTGTTTTTCCGCATCCCGTTGGCAACACCAGCAGCGTTTTCTTGATGCCGTTCTCCCATTCAGAGAAAATAGCATCCTTCGCTTGCTGCTGATATGGTCGGAGCTCCATTTAAAATGATCCTGCCTTATATTCTTTTTTTGCTTTTGGGAGGAATTTCTTCACATGATTATATTTCTTACTTGGGTCTTTACGATCCGCACGCTGTTCGATGATTACACGACCTGTTGCTCTTGGGACAATATTCCAGTTCATTTTTACTTTACCATTTACTTCTTCTGCACCAATAGACAAGAAGAATTCTGCAAGTTTCCACTGCATACGATCATACAATAAAAGACTTTCATTCATCAGACACATGCCTTCCGGAGCTTCCACTTTTACTTTTAATTCTGCCCTTGGACACGCCGGAACTTTATCGCTTCCTTCAAAACGTCCACGTTCAAAACTCTCGATCGTGAAATCATATTCACCTTCTGGAAGGAGTACGTAATCAGCTCCTTTCTCAATCTCATCATCCCAGCCTAACTCTCTTCCTTTTAATTCTTCACTCATATATCTATACCTCCTGTTTATTTATCAAACGGAATATCGTAATGACTCCTCATTGTTTTGATCACATCTAATACCTGTGGCCATGCTCCAATCAAGCAGCCGTCAACAAATTCCTGTGGCAGATTCTGAAAAGGCGTTCCTTTCGGGAAGAAGCCCCTCTGATATACTGCTTCCATAAGTTCTTCTTCTGAAACTAAGTTTGGATACATCAGATCTCTTAATGCTTTTGGAATATAATCTGCAATGTGGAATACGGAATCTTCCACTTTCTTTCCCGTTGATTTAACCGGTTCTTCAACCTTGGCGCCCGTATCGAAATCAACTTTTTCATCTGTATCCTTTGGAATATTCATAAAATCATTATCTTTTACTGGTGGTTTCTGAATTTCAATCGACTTTTCTTCTTTAGGAACCGGCACAGATTTCTTTGTTCCTTCGATAATCTCTGCAATCACAGAATAATCAAATTCACATTCTTCTGGTAATCCGAAACGGTTCTTTGCATCCCAGCACGGATGATGCTGGGTGTACATGGTGCGCTTGCCGCCCTGTCCTTTATGCTTCTTACCATCTTTCCCTACCGCTACAGAAAATGTCTTGTAATTTGCAAAGAGAAGCATATCCGCCCATTCCTTAACCAGTGGAGAAGTCTGGGACTGTGTCTTTTTTCCAAGCTTTAATTCCCAACGGTCATAAGCTCCAAGTTCATCCGGCTGTTCGAATTTCCGAAGCTGTGCATGAGCTGTCAGGACTACATTGATGCCAACCTCAATCAGATCCGACAGCTTATTTAAGAACCGTCCGAACTCTTCTTTTGTGTAGACATATCCATTGCCATAGCCGAAATCTTCAATTCCTTTCTTGTTATGAACAGCACAAATATGTTCCACGCAAAGCAATTCTGCCCAGTCAATGGTATCAATTACCAACGTTCTGCACTCATCTGTATGCGTCTTGATATATTCGATTTCATCAAAAAGCATGTTCCAACTGGTAGGACGTGGCAGTCTTGCCACATCCATATCGTTAGTACTTCCTTCTGTATCAATAAACACTGCTCCCGGAAATCTTGCTGCGAATGTTGATTTACCAATACCTTCAGGACCATAGATCACAACTTTTTTTGCTTTCTGGATTTTTCCTCTCGTAATTTCCATTAAAATACACCTGCTTTCCATGTTGGAGCTGCCGGAGCTTCTGCTTTACCGGCTTCCAGGTCTTTGACTACATAACCATCTTCAATGATGATACTGCATTCATCTCCGGTGCTGACTCTTGTGGCAATCGCCTGTAAGCCTTCCTGTTCCAGCCACTGTCCAAATTCATTCAATGTTACTAAATCCATCTGTTCCAGCTTGTCCAATAACACGAATCCACATTTCGGATTCAACTTTCGAACAATTGCAGTGGAGACCTTAAGTCTGTCAGATCCAGACATGTTATCCCACTGCTGGCCTTTATATATAAGCTCACCTTCTTTTACAGACAATTCCGGTAATGGAAGATCTGCAGCATTCAAAAGTTCTGTCTTCTGATCTCTCACACCTTCAATCTTCTTTGTCAGTTCATTGTACTGGTCCTGATAAGCCCTGGCATCTTCCTCTGCCTTATCCTTATCCAGATTCGCTCTGACTTTACGATTGATTTCTTCGATATTGGCGATGCTTGCTTCCAGCTCTGCTGTTGATTCATCATGGAGCTCACTTACCGTTTTATTGGCTGCTTCTAAGGCTTCTGATAATGCCTCATGCCGTTCCATCTTCTCCTGAAGCATCTTTCTGAGATTCTCAATCTCCATATTCAGGGAATCGTATTCCGCTTTCATATTCACTGCATTCCGGCGGTATTCCTCATTCTTACCGTTTCTTGCAAGAATCTCCTGCTGCTGTTTAATCAGATCTGATGGAGACACCAGATCTTTCGGAGCATCCGGATAATACGGCTGTTCTTTTGCAAACTTTACTTTCTGATCAGCTGTACGTCCTACATACAATCTTTCATTGTAAAGTTCTTTTTCCTGTTGCTCTAAAGCTGTCAGCTGATCACCCACACCAATAATTTTTAATAATGTCTGCGCTTTTTCTTTTCCGGAGGATTCCATAAACTTCGGAAGATCCAGCGCCAACTGTTCCACGAAATCATTAAGCAGCTGCTGTCCGCCTTTGTTTCCGTTCGGATCTGTTACCTTTAAGCTGCTGTTCTTTCCTTTGCGCTCTACAACCAAACCATTGCTCATAACAATATGTAAATTTGGCGGTATCGTTGATCCGTCTCTGGTTGCATTGGAAGGCTTATATCTATCCCCTCCGAGTGCCCAGGCAATAGAATCCAATACAGAAGTCTTTCCCTGATTGTTATTCCCACCGACGATCGTTAATCCGTTCTTTGTCGGTTCAATCTTTACGGCTTTGATTCTCTTTACATTTTCAATTTCCAACTTATTAATCTTGATACTATCTGCCATCTCTATTCATCTCCTCTTTTCAATATAGGAAAATCTTTTAACATCTTCTCCATCCACTGCTCTGCATCCCGATCACCTAACCCGGTAACATGCATATCGAATCCAACCAGCAGGCCTAAGATCACATCTCCTACAATAGGATTCCCATGTTTGTCCGTGTCGTAAAAATAGCATCCCATCGGATTCATCGGAAGATTCTTCACAAGACCTTCTTCATCTACGATCATGACTACTTTGGTTTTGAAATAATCCAACAGTTTCTGGGTTCTCACTAACTCTACATATCCGCCGACTTCTTCTCTCAGGCTTTTATGATCAAAATCCAGATCGATGATTGATATCTTATTATCCGTTGTAATTTTCAGCGTCTTCATCTTTTCTCCTCCGCCTGTTTAATGGCTTCCTTTGCAATACTTATCAGAACTTCCTTTGCCAGTTCTTCTGGCATATGTCCGCGAAGTGATCTATACATTACCGCTGTAACTCCTTTATATTCCTTCAATAACTCTGCTCCCGATCCAAGCATTTCTACCTGGCATCCTGTCATTCCGCTACAAACGGATTGTGATGTTGCTTTAATCATTTGACTAATTCCCTTTCTTCTCATATAATATAGTTGACTAATTTCTTGAGCGCCCGAAGCTTGCCGGCTTATACGGGTGCTCTTCTTTGATTTCTCCTTGCAACGTCCTCACCTCCTTCACCTTACAAGCAACCAGATAAATAACATTGCATCAAATGCAAGTCCGATTGCGGCACCGATCAGGATCTCTAACACCGTTTCTCTGATGATTCTCTGCCATTTTGTTCTTGGTCCGCTTCTTTTCATGCTTGTCCTCCCTTCTACCGCCTAAGCGGTTTTCTACTTCTGGTATCCTAAATATCCAACAGAATTCCCGTTTAACTCATTCACGGCTTCATCCTTATCTTTTTCCGCCATAGTATCCATATCTCTTTCAGAAATAAGACTTCCATCTTCTTTTCGTATAAGTCTTAAAATAAATATATGTTTCAAACTGCATCACCTCTTTATAGGTTATGTATCACTGTTTGTACTTGTTGCATTCTGATCTTTGACATGAATCGCACAATCATTTATTCCGACCACTGTTGTTACTGGTGAACAACCTATATATTGAACGGTCTGCTCCACATTTTCTCTCATACACTTTCCGCAAACCAGACAATAATTTGCATTCTCTGGAAGCTCGGTAAAACATACTGGGCATAATCGCTTCATAATATCCACCTCTCTTCTATTGCATCTTCCTCAAATTCCTCCTATACTCTAAATACAAGCACTGCCACGCTGAGTATTTATGAAAGGAGATATATTGCATGGATCCTAATTGGCACGCCCAACTAATGGTTGATGAAATTAACAAACAAAGTGAACGTGACGCCTTTTTAAAAGAAACCCACGATACTCTTTTACAAATGCAAGAAGCATCTAAACAGGAATCTACTATAAATTCGAAACGCTTTATAATTCAGACTGTTCTTTCTGTAGCATCTCTAATTGTTGCTGCAATTGCTGCTGTTGCTTCCATAATTTCTTTGTTGTAAGAACTATGGATATTTGATCGATAGCCGTTAATACTGCGGCTATTGATACTAATAAAACGGATACGCTTTCAGCCACTTTCTACTCCCTCCCTTCTTTTGAACCTGTTTCATCTGTTGCTGAAATTAATTCATCCACAGCCACATCGAAATATCCAGCCAAAATTTTAAGCTTTGCTATCTTCGGTTTACTCCTTCCTGATTTCCAATCAGAAAAAGTAGACTTCGGAATCCCTGTATCTTTTGCTACCCTATAGTCAGATACACCTTTTTGATTTCGAAGTTCTACATATCTTTCATACATAAAAATAATCACCTCATTTCCGAACTTTCTATTGATTTTAGTTCGGAAATCAGATACAATATATTTACCAGATACATTGACAAATGAATTAAAACTTAATTCTGTTTTGATTTCCGAACTTTGTAGCTTTATTATAGTGCGGATTTCAGAACTTGTCAATAACTTTTTGTACTGATTTCAGAATTTATTATTTAGAGGTGTATTATGTATGAAATTTATTGCAAGTTAAGAGATTCCAAAGGGATGAAAGATTCTGACGTGGCAAAGGCTACTGGAATCACAAAATCCACTTTTTCAGACTGGAAAAATGGTAGAAGCAATCCTAAAGATGCTAAATTACAGAAGATAGCTGATTTATTTGGTGTAACTGCCGAATATATTCGCACTGGAAAAAATACCAACGAATACTACACAAACAACGAAACTGCACAGGTAGCACAAGAGATATTTGAAAACAAAGAACTGAAAGCGCTGTTTGATGTCCAGAAAGATATGGATCCGGACGACTTAAAAGCTCTGCATAGCATGGCTCTCGCGCTTAAACGAAAGGAACGTGGTGATATTGACGACACCGGATGTTAATGTCGTTCTTATGGACTTTCCTAGTAAAAAAGGAAATGAAATGGTTGTTCCGAACGAAGACGGAAGCTACACGATACTAATCAATGCCGGATTGAATTATGAATCTCAGCTTAAGGCATATGAGCATGCCATGAGTCATATAACAAATGATGACTTTTTAAAAGGTAATGTACAAGAAATTGAATACTATGCTCATCATCCACACAAAGATCCAGAACCGGCTCAAATCTATCTTGATCGCATCAAGCAATTGCAAGCGGAACGAAGACGATTAAAGAAGCTGATTGCTCGTGATCAGAAACGTGTTGAATTTATTCAGGAACATTGCGATATGTTCCACCGAGCTGAACACCACTATCTATATGGTGATGATTTATAAAATATGAAAGAGAGGAAAATGTATGGAGTTCAATGATGTAATTAAACAATTTTCAGAAAGGATACTGTCTTTAAAAGACACCATCACTACAGAAGAATCCACAAAAATGTCTCTTGTAGTGCCTTTATTTCAACTTCTTGGGTATGATGTTTTCAATCCAAATGAATTTTGCCCAGAGTATATTGCTGATGTAGGAATTAAAAAAGGCGAAAAGGTTGATTATGCAATCCTTGAAAATGGACAGCCGAATATTTTAGTCGAATGCAAAAGTTGCTCAGAGCAACTCGACAAACATTCGTCTCAACTTTTTAGATATTTCGGGACATCTCCTGCTAAATTTGGCATTCTTACAAATGGCATAATATATCGTTTTTATACAGATTTAGAAGAATCAAACAAAATGGATCTTGTGCCATTTCTAGAAATAGACATGGCAAATTTAAAAGATTCTTCCATCAATGAATTAAAAAAATTTTGTAAAGATAATTTTGATAAGGACAAAATATTTAGTACTGCCGAAGAGCTTAAATATAGCAGTCAAATAAAAAACATCTTAACAAAACAGTTTGAATCTCCGACAGAAGACTTTGTTCGATTTATTTTAGCGGATATATACGATGGTCAAAAGAATCAGAGAATAATTGAAAAATTTACGCCTGTGGTAAAACGAGCTTTCTCTTCTTTTGTAAATGAAATAGTAAATAGTAAAATTTCTTCTGCATTAGCTGACGATTATGATAAAGATGAAGAATCAGAACCAGAGATTAAAGAACCCGCATCAAAGATTGTTACAACGGAAGATGAAATTGAAAGTTTCTACATTATTCGCGGACTTCTTGCTGGTATCGTACCCGTTGAAGATATAGTTCACCGTGATACCGAAAGTTATTTTGGAATTCTGTATAAAGACAATAATAGAAAACCGATTTGTCGCCTCAATCTTGATGCAAGAAATAAACAGCTTCTCATCCCGGATGCTAATAAAAAATTCGAACGTATTTATATCGACTCTTTAAACGATTTGTACAAATACAAAAACCGTTTAATAGAAGTTGTAAAGAGATATATGTAATTCATCCAGTATCTCTAACCATAAATACACTGCCCTCTTGATACGATAGTATTTGTATGGCGGAGATATTTGATTGAATACGCAAAAAACTAAAGAAAAGAGGAATGAGTTATGAATTGTCCAAAATGTAACACTCCAAACCCAGACGGTCAAAAATTCTGTGGTAATTGCGGTACTGAACTTCCTAATGAAGAAAAAGTATCGTCACCATCTAACGACAACACATTTTCTTATCAAGGCAGCAAACAGAGTCCTCAGCCTAAAAAGAAAAAACACGGTTGTCTCATAGCAATAATTGTTGTTGTAGTATTGTTTATCGGAATTGGCATCTTATTTGGTTCAGGAAACTCTAATGATTCTGGTAACTCAGAGTCTGGTAACAAAAAAGAAACAACTGAAAGCGAGAAAAAAGAATATGTCGATGATATTGAAGCCGTAGCAAGTAACCCCGATGATTACAAAGGAAAATATATTAAATTCTACGGACGCGTTTCTTCTATTGACAAAGACGATGAAAAATATGGTTATCAGGTATATATAGATCTTGATTATAATAATAGCGTATTACTTGAAGTACCAAAAAAATTGGTAAAAGACAAGATAAATGAAGATGATTATATTAGTGTCGATGCCAAGATTGACGGATCATACGATGGGCAAACTGTTATGGGGGTTGATTCCAGCTGGGCTTATCTCGAAGCTAACTCTGTCGAAAAAACTTCTTATACCGAATCATTCGGTAAAGCTAACACAACATGGGAGTTTACTGACAAAGTATCTGAACAAAATGGAATTTCTGTTTCCGTAACAAAGGTTGAATTCGCAGAAGAAGAAACTAGAGTTTATGTTACTGCAACAAACAATAGTTCTGACAAATTTAGTTTATGGAGTTCTTCAGCCATTGCAATCCAGAATGATCAGCAATATGACCAAACATACGGAAATGCCTATGAACAATACGAAGATCTTTCGTCAGACATTTTGCCTGGGGCATCAACATCCGGTGTAATTTGTTTCGGAAAATTAGATCCGGCTCAATTCAAATTGCACATGGAGGGCAGCAGCGATAATTACGATATAGACTTTGCACCGTTCGAATTAGATTTAGCACAATAAAATAAAAAATTCCCCGGTGTCTACCAAACACCAGGGAAATCATAAATAAGTTGCAAGGAGAGATAAAGTATGACCTATACAGATCAATTGGCGTTGCTTGACGCAATTGAAAATTTTAGCGTTCCGATCATTCCACCCACCACACATTTTTGGATGATTCGCACCAAAAAAGGCTATTTTTATAATGAATTTCTTTCAAAGCGTTTTGTTGCCTTGGCTTGGAATAACATTTCGCAAGAAACAGATTTTTCGGAATCAAATAAAGATTCATTAAAAGATGATATACTAATGACATTTAAAGAAATTCATCGCCCTTCAACCGTTATTAATAAATGTCATTCTTTTATTTACGAAATCAAAACTAATGATATTCTCGTAATCCCAAGTGCTAAAAGTAGCTATATTACTTTTGCACTTGCTGGTGAATACTATGAAGATGATTCAAAAACTCTAGAACTTGAGCAGAACGTTATATATCGTATTGATAATCACGATGTTGATATAAACGATGTTTCCTGCCCTTATAAGAAGCGCAGACACATAACTCTGCTTCGAACAGTGAAAAATGAAGAACTAAACTATTCGTTATGTAGAGCAATCTCTAATTATCATGGTATTTCAAATTTAGATTCTTACTCAAAGCAAATACTCAATGCTTTGTATAATTATTATATGTTTGGCAATGATATGTCTTTCGTTCTTAATGTTCGAAAGCAAACACCTATCGGTCCACGCTCAATCAATAACGTTCTATACGGAACTACCGAATTATTGACTTCTATTGCTTCAGAGGAATGCATATCGACTCAAGTATCTTTAAATTCTCCTGGAGATATTGTATTCTCTCTTGTTAATGTAAAAAATCTTTTAGTAGATAACTGGCAATTCATTTTTGCTATACTTGTATTCTTAGGCGGCGGCAGCGCTCTCTCATTTAAAGTACCTGGAGCAATTGATATTGTAAAAAGCATTTTTTCGGCTAAAGATGATTACCGTATCAAACATGCAGAAGCTGAAAAAGCTGAATTAGAGGTGCTTGAAAAGAAAGCTGATCTTTTGCAAAAAATTAAAGATTCCGGAATAAATCCAGAATCTTTAAAAAATCCTGTTGATGCGTTACTTACTGGTTGTACTACTCTGGAAGTTGAACCAATCATTTTAGATGATGCATCTGCAGCCAACGTTCCACTGGCAACCGAAGTGCAAGAATCTCCTGATATAGAGGACGAGTAAATTTACTTGCAAGACAAATGCCCACTATCCAAAGCAACACAATAAAATTATCTTCATTATTAGAAAAAGTAATCGATAGTAATTTAAAGTAAGTACTTAAAAGAAGTAAAAAAGAAAAAATAAAGATCAAAAAATCTATAATTTTAAGAAATTGTTTTTTCATAGCACTACCTCCTTTTCTGTATTATATCCGATATTTCTGTATACAACAATAAGAAAAATCATCAAAAATAACTATACTCTACGAAAGGACGTGATCACATGCCATTATTAAAAGATGACCATTATACCATCGAAGATATCTATGCTCTTCCGGAAGGAAAACGTGCAGAACTCATTGACGGACAGATCTATGATATGGCACCGCCAAGCTACCAGCACCAACGACTTGTAATGGAACTTTCTTCCACATTGAGGAATTACATCAAATCAAAGGGCGGTCCTTGCGAGGTTTTACCTGCTCCGTTTGCAGTTTTCTTGAATCAGGATGATTACAATTACGTGGAGCCTGACATCTCTGTAATTTGTGATCCATCAAAGATCAATGACAAAGGATGCAATGGTGCTCCCGATTTTATCATCGAGATTGTCTCACCGAGCAGTCAGCGCATGGATTACCTGACAAAGCTGTTCAAATACCGCACTGCCGGTGTTCGTGAATACTGGATCGTAAATCCGCTGAAACAGACCATACAGGTGTACTCTTTCGAAGGAACAGAGGATTCTACTCAATATTCCTTTGACGATGAAGTTACTGTTACGATTTATGGTGATCTTAAGATTTGTATTGCAGATCTGCTGAAATAAAAAAAGAAACGCCCCTGCTGACAACAGAGGCGGATCTATTGAATACTATACAGTGCCAAGGCACGATATAACATTCCCTGAACAAGAGTATTATATCACATTTCCCTGGCACCTGCATAGGTGTTATTTTTTGTACCCATTTTTGTGCGACGTCGCACATATAATTACAGGAAGGTGATACAATGAGCGTAAAATATGCATACGGCTACATCCGGGTATCCACTCATGATCAGGAAGAGATCTCCCCGGACTCCCAGGAGCACCTCCTCCGGGACTATGCAGCCAGGAACAATATTGTAATCCTGAAGATCTTCACGGACCTTGGTATTTCCGGAAGAAAAGCCAACAAGCGTCCCGGCTTCCAGGAGATGATCGGACTGGCCAAAGGTGATGATCATCCGGTTGATCAGATCCTGGTATGGAAGTTTTCCAGGTTCGCCCGGAATCAGGAAGAAAGCATTGTTTACAAGTCTCTGCTAAAGAAACAACACAATGTAGATGTCGTGAGTGTATCTGAACCACTCTCCGATGATCCATTTGGCAGCCTGATCGAGCGTATCATCGAATGGATGGACGAATACTACTCTATCCGGTTATCTGGCGAAGTGTATCGAGGTATGAAAGAAAATGCACTCCGCGGAGCATACCAGGCACGTCCGCCGCTTGGCTACAAGGTTGTGGAGCATGGCAAGCCGCCGGTGATTGTTCCGGAAGAAGCAAAGATTGTTCGTACTATATTCGAAAAATACACAAATGAAAGTATGAGCTTCTTCGACATTGCCAGATACCTAAATTCTTTAGGACTCAAGACTTCGCACGGAAAGTCATTTGAGCGAAGATCTGTCGAATATATCATCCAGAATCCTTCCTATTGTGGCATGATCCGGTGGAACCGGACAGAGAACAGCACCAATCGTATCAAAGATAAGGACGAATGGATTGTTACAGAAGGGCAACAGCCGGCTATCATATCAAAAGAACTCTTTGAATCAGCGCAGAAACGATTTAAAGCCACCTACAAGCCGGTTGGCAAGCGTCCCTCTTCCACTTATAAGCACTGGCTCTCTGGACTGCTGAAATGCCCGGATTGCGGACGCACCCTAACCTCAACCACTATGAAACGAGTCAATGGGGAAAAATATTCTTACTTCTCCTGCTACGGATATAGCAAAGGAAAATGCAAAAAACCGAACGGCATCAGCTCACTGGTCCTTGAAAAGGAAGTTCTGGCCTGTATCAAAGAAATATTGGATACCAAAGATATTGTCTATGAATTGCGTGAATATCAGCCGACAGATCAGTTTGATGAGCGCAAGGCTATAACAGAACAATTGGAAAGTTTAACCGGCAAAGAGGAACGAATAAAAGCTTCCTACCGGGAAGGGATTGATACACTGGAAGAATATAAAACGAATAAAGCTATCATTCAGAAAGAACGTGAATCCTTAGAACAACAATTAAAGGATTTGAAAAAGGCAGCGCATAAATCTGATCAGGATCCGGCGGATGCTATGCTGCAGAAGGTCCGGAGTGTGTATGATATTCTCATCTCCAACAATTATACATACGTGCAAAAGAACGAAGCCCTGAAGCAGATCATCGACAAGATTATCTATGATCGCAAGAACGATTCTCTCAAAATCTACTTTTTCTTATACAGGTAAAATACCCGCAAACCCTTGATTTTACTTGGCTTGCGGGTACTTTATAGGTTATGACAATTTGGTTGACCCAATGGGGATCCAAATCCTTAGGCGACCAGGGCTATTCCCCTATCGAAATTCTCCGTTACTACTACGGTGACGACATGTACATTAACACCGCCGAAGCCATCTCCGGCATCCCATCCTCCTGGCCTGGCTATACTCTGGAAATTGGTTCTTCCGGCAATAAGGTTTTGCAGATGCAGGAACAATTAAATGTCATAGCAGGTGCTTATCCTGCTATTCCGAAAATTACTGCTGACGGGATTTACGGACCTGCAACTGCAGAATCAGTCCGTACATTCCAGAAAGTATTCGGACTGCCACAGACCGGAACAGTCGATTATACTACATGGTATAAAATTTCCGAAATTTACGTAGGCGTATCACGAATTGCTGAACTGTATGGATAATAATCGAATCGCTCTAATGATAAACGGCTTAATCAACCCTGAAAAGAAAGGATGGTAACATGAAAGCAAAAGATTGGAAAAAATGGGCTAAATGTGCCGGTATCAGGGCAATAAAGACTGTCGCGCAGACCGCCATAGCAACAATTGGAACCGTAACTGTACTTGGGCAGATAGACACGAAATTAGTAATTTCCACATCCATGCTGGCCGGAATATTATCACTGCTAACCAGTATTACCGGTTTGCCGGAATGTAATTCTGAAAACAAATAATGCTCTCTTTTGTATACTTTTGTATCAAAAGTCCCCCTTAAGTAGACTTTATCTATTTTTGGTATGCTTCCCGTCAAGAGGACAATAAAAAATAATAAATTTTTGTATCGTCAGCCATGCTATGGCTGGCGATATTTTATGCTGCTTTTGTATAT